CCCTTCATCGGCTTGCCTGCCCCGCCAGCCAAGGGATTTTGGGCGCGTTCGACCGCTTCGGCGATTTTGTTCCAATCGCTTGCCTTGATTCTGTTCGAACCGCCTTCAATCATTCGTCTAATCATGGCTCAAGCCCCATTTCGGAAAAATCCGCCTTGTGATACACCTTTTCGACATAAACGCCGTCAATGCCCTTTACAAGATATTTTTTGCCACCTTCTTCCGTAACTTTGTCAATCGCCCTCACCCAAACGACATTATGCCCCTCATAATCGACATTCGATATACTCCCGCCAATCACGGCATCCTCGACATTTTGCGCAACGACAAAATTATATGTCACGGGAATCAAATCTTTCTTTCCCGTCCCATGCTTCTCGATATCCGCACCCAAAAACAGCAACTCGCCTTCAAGCCAGCCTCGAAACGTGCCTGAATTAACCCTGCAATGGCGATATATGATTTTGCGCCTTATCGTATCCGTGAATTCAGACGGCTTGAACCATTTTGTAATCCGCAATGTGCCAGTGGGTTGATAGACATCGGCACCAGCAATATTTCCGTCCGTTGTATTCACGCCAATCAAACCACCCATATCTGGCGCATTGCCATACCTCATAAGCGTTTGCAACGATCGCTCGATATGCACTTTCTCAGCTGAAAAACTCAAAACCTCACGCTCTGGCGGAACCTCGTCATCACTGCTTAATCCAACGCCGCCCGTGTATTCATATGACCCAACGATCTTCCAGCTTCGCGCCGTCATCCTCTCGACAACCTGCACACGCATCAATCGGCATCCAAGGTATTTCACGGGTATTCCGCCCGTAGCCCGCGCCGCCTCGATTACGCCCTGCTCGTCCGTGTCTTCCGTGGCGCGAACAAGAAATTCCAAATCGGCGTAATCGACCCTGTCGTAATTTTCATTCGTTACGACCATCGCCGCCTTGTAAACCTGCTCGAAACTAAAACTTTGCGCCATTGTATTTTATCCCGCTATCCAGCCATTATTCAGCCGTCAAAACCTGCTGGAGATTGATTTTCATATCAGCCGTATTCCGCGCCGTCCTTTCTGAATTGTCCAAAACCCGCTTGACCGTCTTTGCAATATCCTCAACATGATTCCGTTGACCTGCGCCAAATCCAGCAAGTTGACGCGTTGACAATACGCTGGACGCAAAAACACTTCCAGCTTGCGAAATCTTGCCGCCAATGCCGCCTCGGCTGTCCGCCCTGGCAATTCCACCCTCGATTTTCTGCGCCAGCTCCTTTACCTGCTCATCCGTCAGCAAAGCAAGTTTTTCCCGTTGCGCCTCCGCGCTTGCCAATCTCTTCCCCTGGCGTTCCCGCAACGCCCTATCCCGTTCGCCAATCCTGCCCGTCAGCCTCTCGTCATTCTCGGCAATCAACCTGTCAAAAGCTCCCGATCGCTGAAATTTGCCATCCGCATTCGCATTCAGCAATTTAGCCTGGTGCATATTCATTCCCGATAGCGGTGTCATCGCCTTTGCGATGTTGCCAGCCTTGTACATCGTCTTTGCAATCGCAACGGCAACGCCATCAAAAAACTTCCCTATCTCATGCCCAAGATTAAAAAAGTCCGTTCGCAGCGCGTCAAGCGTGTTTTGCGTCCCGACCTTCATTTCATCAAGCTTGTTCGCAATCACCGTAATTCCATTTGTCCAGATTGTCTTGATCGTCTCCCAGGACAAACTTACAGCCCTGGTCAAATCCCCAGCCTGGAAAGCCTTGTAAATAGCTCCAAATGCCTCGTCTGTCCCTTTTGACAAATCTTTCCAAATTCCCTTCATGCTACTTGAAAATTTTTGCCATGCCCCTAGGCTTTTGCCTGCGGTAATGCCAAACAGCCCAATCGTGGCAACCGTTGCGCCCATCGGGGTTGCCAACATCGACATTGAAAAGCTAGCAACCTTGAGCGATATTGACAATAGCCCTATCGCCTTGGCCGCAACTTTTGCAGAAACACCAAGCGCAATAAGACCAGCACCAGCCGCGCCCAAAATGCCAATGCCCTTTGCAATGGATATCACGACATCCTTGTTTGCCGCCGCCCATTCCGCAACACTTGTAAGCATGGTTGATATTTTTTTGATATATGGGGTCATCGCCTCGCCGATAATCCGACCAACAGAAATTTGGACACCTTCGGCGGCTGATTCAAGCATCCTGAACGCGCCCCCAATCCCGTCTTCCATTTCCGCGGCTGTTCTTTCCGCCACGCCGTCAACATCTTTCAGCATCGCAATAAACGACCGCAATTGCTCGATATTTCCGCCCAGCTGAAGACCCGCCAAAGCTCCGCGCAAATCAAAAATTTCCTCGGCGAATGCAAGACGCTCGGCACTGGGCATTTTATTCATGACCTCGGCAATATCTGCCATGATATCAGGCATAGCCCGAAGATTGCCAGATTTGTCAATGGTATCAATATTGCCAATTGCTTTCAATTTGCCCTGGATATCGACATTGGCGAATTGGCTATATGCCTTGCGCAAGGCTGTTCCAGCCAAACTTCCCTTGATGCCCATGTTTGCCAACACACCAAGCGAAGCCGCAACATTGCGAATGTCATCGCCAGCCGCCGCCGCCTGCGGCCCTGCCATTTTAAGCCCTTCCGACAAGTCGATCAAAGTTTGCGCAGAATTATTCGCCGTTGCGGTCAAAATATCCACAACGTTTGTCATCCGCGAAACCTCGATATCGAAAACGCGCATATTGTTAGCCGCAATTTCGGCGGCTTGTCCCAAATCCGTCCCCGTGGCTCTGGCTAAATTCAAAACCGCCCCAATCGTGGCGTTGATCTGCATTGGCTTGAAGCCAATACGCGCCAGCGAAATCATGCCTTCGGCGGCATCCTTCGCCATAAACGAAGTTTCCCGCCCAAGACGCTCAGCGGTGGCAGTCAACACCTTGAATTCCTCGGCTGTTGCACTGCTAACAGCCCTGACCATGCGCATGGCATCGTCAAAATCCGCAAACTTCTTTGTGGCAAATGCGAATGGAGTTGCAAGCATGGTTGAAACACCAACCATCTTCGCACCAATTCCAGCCATCGCCGTCCCAAAAGATTGAAGCCGTTTCTTCGTATTCGCAAGCGTGCGCTGGAGTTCGGAATCATCGCCGTAAAGTTCTACGAACGCTTGACCCGCCCTGATTTTTCCCGGTTTGCCTTTTATTCCAGCCATCACCTACACCTGCTTACGCCTCCTTGAAAATTTATTTTTGCCTCTTGCGCTTGAACATGACCTTTTTCAAATCAAATACAGACAATACCTTCAGCATTGGCTTTTTGGCGTTTGCTCTTTCATTCGCCTTATACGGATTGAAATCGTCCGCCGTCTTCACCTCGTCATTTTCACCTCGGAAAACATTGGCCAACATCGCAAACAAACTCGCCCATTTTTCACAATCGCTTCGCTCGCGCGCGTGATACATGACAAACAACTCGCGATAGGTAAACCCGCTTGGATCAATGCCGATTACTCCAGCATATTCCCAAACGTCAAGCCAAAGCCGTTTCAAGCTTGGTTTGTTCCTTCCGTCAGGTTTTCCAATGTTGTCTCCACCTTGCTCATCGCCTGATTGATCGCCTTCGCTTCCACTTGCTTCAGCCCCTCCCAAACCCGTGCAAACACGGATTTCTTCGGGGCTGGGAAAAAATCGATCAGCTCTGTCATCAAAGCATCAAGACCAGCCTGGATGCAATCACCGCCAATGCCGTCGGCAAATTCGTTGTCGTCAACCTTGTTTTCCATCGCCTGAGGATGTACAACAGCATAAAGCACATCGACAAGCGCGATAGGATCGCCAGCCAGCTTCGCAACCAGCGTCCCATCACAAATGCCCATAAGGTCAATGCCCGTCAAATCACGAACCCGCTTGATTGTCGCAACCGTTACGGAAACTCGCCACTGCCTACCCTTGTTGTCAGTCCAGATTTTCATGTTTTACTTCCGATAGCCTTTCTCCGAAACTTTCAAATTTCAAAATCGACTTTGAATCTACGAATTACTCGCCGCCACCGTCAGAGCTAGCCGTCCCGTCAGAGCTAGCCGTCCCGTCAACCCAAGTAGGAGCGCGTTCGGATGCCATCAAGACCAATTCAACGGAAAATTCCTGCCCTTCCCGAAGTGCCTGGTTCCAATCGAATTTGGAAACATCCCAGTCCGCGTCGATGCCGCTCCCTTCGCCGTCGGTGACAAAAAGGGAAAGACCCTCATTCCCAAGAAACGCATTCAGGAAAACAACGAAATCGCTGTCCTCTGGATCATAAAGCATGTTGAAAGTCAAGCTCGCGCTTTTGAGCGTGGCAAGAAAGACCTCCCAGCCTTCGGCGGCTCGCGTGGTAGCGTCGGCAGTCGCCTTTGTAAGCGACACCGCCAAATCCTTGATGTTCTTGACAAGCGTTGTCCCCGTCGCGCCCGTTGCACCACGCATCAACTTTGCATTTAATCCAAGTTTAAACATTGCTCAAAACTCCTTTATTTAATGCCTTGACCCGCAATTTATTTAATCGCGTCTTTCCAAAACCGACTCAAAAACTTGCTTGACCTCTGCAATGCCGGCGCCATTGTCGGACGCGCGGGATAAGTAACTTTTTCAATTCCCCACTTCCCAGTTTCCTCATTCTGAACCCAAGCCAGTCCAGACCCGCCGAACTCGTGCAGTTGCGTCATTTCCTTATAGCCTTTGCCAATTGGACCGATAACAACCGACATTCTCGCCTCGTCAATGGCAAACATAAAAGAATTCCTCCAGCGCGGATAGCCTCGCCCGTGGTCATAAGGTGGCTTTCCTGACGGTGCCGTCTTTTCCCTTCCATGCTTCATGATCCATCGCTTTTCCCTTGCGGCTCGCCGCCCTTCCCTTTCCTTTGCCTGCCGGGTTTCCTTGTTGTAAAAATCCCCAAAAACCGACACATTACGAATCGAGTTGTGAGCGGCTCGGCAAACATAGGCACCGACACGACCAAGCCAGCCAATGGCGGCTTGGCGTGTCTTTGCGTCA